CGAAATATCCATCAAGATAAACCTTCAAAAACATTCACAAATCTTTTGACAGGTAAAACAAAATCAACTATACTTGGTGAAGAGTTTTATACAACAAACAAAAAGATAGTCGACCTTACAAACCCTTTAATTACTGACGATGGAAAAGAATTAGTTGAACAGATTTTAACCGACACAATAGACCCTACAGATAGGGGATATAAAAACTTAATGAGAATGATGATGGAAGATGGTCTCTTTAAGTATCTACCCAAGAATGATGATGCTTGGGTTAATTTCCTCAAACCATTTATGAAATTAACAAGAAAAGAAAAAAGAAATATTAACAAAAATTAAATTATGAAAGAGCAAGAAAGTACCAAAATGGAATTCTTATTAACGTTGAACGATAACATTGTTGTTCAAAGATTCTTTAATGTTCGAGGGTATAACCCAATGGCGAAAAATTCGTTGGAGTTATATGACTACATTCGACAATTCAAAGAAGAAATTGAGTATTACTTAAAAATGAAAACTGTTGTTTATATGTTAGATAATGCTGACGCTATATACAATGAACCGTCAATCATGGACACATCCTTTACTGAAGGTAGTGAGCAATTCCATATGTACATCAAAATGGGTGAGCAGACAATTTGTCACAGATTTTTTGACGGAAAATTATTTCCACCAAAAGTTCGTTATACTGTTGATATAAGACCGTTTTTGAAAGACTCTTTAAGGGATTTAACTGACATTTTTTCAGATGAAAAATTAAGTTTCGAATATATGGGATTTGACTTAAACAAGTGAATATTTAATAAAACAGACGAACAAAAAACACAACATGAACAAGAACTTTGATTACTTAGGGAACACCTTTCAAATACAACTTTTAAACCAACTTATTGTCGACAAGGGATTTTCTACATCAATTATGGATGTGATTGAGAGTAACTATTTTGATAATAAATACTTTAAAATTATTCTACAAATGACCAAAGAGTATCATGTAAAATACCAATCTACCCCTAACTTTGATACTCTTGAACAAATCGTAAAATCTGAAATTTCACAAGAGTTAGTCGCCAAAATCGTTCTTGACACCATTAAACAAGTAAAAGACGCACCATTTGAAGGAACACAGTTTGTTCAAGAAAAAGCGTTAAAGTTCTGTAAACAACAAGAACTTCAAAAGGCAATGGACAAAGCTCAAAAAATAATCACTGAAGGAGACTTTGAGTCTTATGATAAGGTTGAGAGTTTAGTGAGAGAGGCTCTTCAAGTTGGGGAAAGAGAGACAGGTATGATTGACATTTTTTCTAACCTTGACACTGTACTTGATGAGGATTTCCGTCATCCAATTCCAATAGGTATACCAGGTATTGACAGATTACTTAAAGGAGGTTTGGCAAAGGGAGAAATCGGTGTTATCTTAGCACCAACAGGTGTTGGTAAAACAACTATCTTAACCAAAATTGCGAACACAGCGTTTAATCTTGGATACAACGTACTTCAAATATTTTTTGAGGACAACCCAAAGATAGTACAACGTAAACACTTTACACTTTGGACTGGGATTGAACCTGATAATTTGGTACAACACAAAGTGGAGGTAATGGCTAAGATTACTGAAATTCAAGAAACAATGAAGAATGAGTTAATATTACAAAAACTCCCTTCAGACACTATGACTATGAATCAAATTAAAAATCAAGTCAGAAAAATGATTGCTGACGGGACAAAAATTGATTTGATTCTTTTGGATTACATTGATTGTGTGGTACCTGAAAGTTCAAGTAAAGATGAATGGAAAGCTGAAGGTTCGGTAATGAGAGGTTTTGAGGCGATGTGTCACGAACTATCATTAGTTGGATGGACAGCAACTCAAGGTAATAGAAGTTCAATATCATCTGATGTTGTTACTACAGACCAAATGGGTGGTTCTATTAAGAAAGCACAAGTTGGACACGTTATCATTACTGTTGCAAAAAGTCTACAACAAAAAGAAATGAACTTGGCAACAATAGCGATTACCAAATCACGTATAGGTAAAGACGGGGTAGTATTTGAAAATTGTAAGTTCAACAACGAACTACTTGAAATTGATACAGAGTCATCTGTAACGTTCTTAGGTTTTGAAGAACAACAAGAGGAAAGAAAACGAGACAGAGTTAAAGAATTGTTAGAGAAGAGAAAACAAAGAGAAGAAACTAATAAAACAACTATATAAAATAAACAAAAAAGGAAAATTATGGACGCATCACAAAAGATATTGTCAGATTTAACTGTTTACATGAAGTACGCTAAATTCGTACCAGAATTAAACAGAAGAGAAACATGGGAAGAGTTGGTAACTCGTAATATGGATATGCATATTAAAAAATACCCATCATTAAAAGATGAAATTAAGGAAGTATATAAAATGGTATACGATAAAAAAGTATTACCCTCAATGAGGTCAATGCAGTTTGGTGGTAAACCGATTGAAATTTCTCCAAATAGAATTTACAATTGTGCTTATCTACCTATCGACCACATGGACGCATTTTCAGAGTCAATGTTTTTATTGTTAGGCGGAACTGGTGTTGGTTATTCTGTACAAAAACATCATGTTGAAAAATTACCTGAGATTAGAAAACCAAATCCAAAATATACTACAAGATTTTTAATTGGTGACTCTATTGAAGGATGGGCGGATGCAATTAAAGTATTGATGAAATCTTATTTTGGTAAAGCATCTTCAACAATCATTTTTGATTATTCAGACGTTAGAGCAAAAGGAGCTCAACTTGTAACATCAGGAGGTAAAGCACCTGGACCACAACCATTAAAAGATTGTATCTATAAGTTAACAACTATGTTACATGGAAAAAATGATGGTGAAAAACTAACACCAATCGAGGTTCACGACATGGTATGTCATATTGCTGATGCTGTGTTGGCTGGTGGTATTCGTAGAGCTGCACTTATTTCTTTATTCAGTGCTGACGACCAAGAAATGATTTCTTGTAAATCAGGTTCATGGTGGGAAAAAAACCCACAAAGAGGTAGAGCAAACAACTCAGCAGCACTTGTTAGACACAAAATCACAAAAGAGTTTTTCTTTGATTTGTGGAAACGTGTTGAAGCATCAGGGGCAGGTGAACCTGGTATCTACTTTACAAACGACAAAGATTGGGGTACAAACCCTTGTTGTGAAATTGCATTGAGACCAAACCAATTCTGTAATTTATGCGAAGTAAATGTTTCGGATATTGATTCTCAAGAAGATTTAAATGCTCGTGTTAAAGCTGCAACGTTCATCGGAACATTACAGGCGGGATATACTAACTTCCATTACCTTCGTGACATTTGGAAAAGAACAACTGAGAAAGATGCTTTAATTGGTGTGTCTATGACAGGTATCGGTTCAGGTGTTGTCTTGGGTTATGATATGAAAGAAGCTGCAAAATTGGTTAAAGAGGAAAACTCAAGAGTTGCGGAATTAATCGGTATCAATAAATCGGCTCGTACTACAACTGTAAAACCTGCAGGAACAACATCATTAACTTTGGGTACATCATCAGGTATCCACGCTTGGCATAATGATTATTATGTTCGTAGAATCCGTGTAGGTAAAAATGAATCAATCTACACTTACTTATTGAATAATCATCCTGAGTTAGTTGAAGATGAATTTTTCCGTCCACACGATACTGCGGTTATTTCGGTACCGCAAAAAGCACCTGAAGGTGCTATCTTAAGAACAGAAAGTCCATTCCAATTATTAGAACGTGTTAAAAAAATTACACAAGAATGGGTTAAACCTGGTCATGGAACAGGTTCTAATAGTCATAATGTATCTGCAACAATTAGTTTAAAACCTGAAGATTGGGAATTAGCTGGTGAGTGGATGTGGGAGAACAGAGATTTTTATAATGGATTATCTGTATTACCTCACGACGGTGGAAATTATATTCAAGCACCTTTTGAAGATTGTACTAAAGAAGAATTTGGAAGATTATTTTCAAAACTTCATTCAATTGATTTGTCAAAGGTTATTGAGTTAACTGACGAAACTGATTTAAGTGGTGAATTAGCTTGTGCTGGTGGAGCTTGTGAGATTAAATAATTAAAATAACTTTTAATAATTAAAGGAATATGTATTTTTTACATCGCTTGTGAGATTAAATAATTAAAATAAATCTTAATAATTAAAGGAATATGTATTTTTTACATGTTCCTTTTTTATTTATATACAATTATGACAAAAAAATTGGGAGATAGTATAAAACAAGAATCAGATGATTTTTACTTTGACAATGGTAAAATGGTTATGACTAAGTCATATCATATTAAAAGAGGTAGTTGTTGTGGTAATGGGTGTAAATATTGTCCGTATTCACCAGTTCACAAAAAAGGAAATACCACTATATTTATTGACAATGGCTAACGGTATAACATATGGAATTAATTTTCCTTTTAGAGATTCTTTAAAGGGTGATTACTTACAATTAACGGAACTACAGGCTCAAGAAATTAAAGCGGACCTAATTCATTTGTTATTAACAAGGAAGGGTTCAAGGTATTACTTACCTCAATTTGGAACTAGATTGTATGAATTTCTTTTTGAACCTTTTGATGGAATCACCTTTGACGCTATTGAATCCGACATTAGAGATGCAATTGAGAATTTCATGCCGAACTTATTAGTTAATAGTTTAAGTATAACACCAGCTGACGTACAAGAGGAAGTGGATATTGCGACAGGTCAAAATTTTGCAGGGACAAGTGAATCTTCGGTTTATAGATTTCCTGGTAAAAATACTTCAGAATATACAGCAAAAATAAGATTAGATTACTCAACAAACGGGTCAACATATGCTCAGAGTGATTTTGTTATTATCAATATTTAATATAAATGGCAAACAATAGAATATCGTACGCATCAAGGGATTATCAGTCAATCAGGACAGAGCTCTTAAATTATACAAGAACTTATTATCCTGATTTAATTCAAGACTTTAATGATGCTTCGGTGTTTTCAGTCTTCATTGATTTAAATGCTGCAATTGCAGATAATCTACACTACAATATTGACCGAAGTGTTCAGGAAACTGTATTACAATATGCTCAACAAAGGTCATCAATATATAACATTGCCAGAACCTACGGGTTAAAATTACCAGGACAAAGACCGTCAGTCGCTTTAGTTGATTTCTCAATTACAGTTCCTGCGTTTGGTGATAAAGAAGATGAAAGATATCTTGGAATATTGACAAGAGGGTCTCAAGTCGTTGGTTCGGGAATTGTTTTTGAAAATGTATATGATATTGATTTTACATCACCGTATAATGCTCAAGGATTCCCAAATAGATTAAAGATTCCAAATTTCAACTCAAATAACGTGTTGGTTAATTATACCATCACAAAAAGAGAAGTAGTTGTAAATGGTATTACAAAGGTATTCAAAAGGGTTATTGGAGCAAACGATGTTAAACCGTTCTTTGAATTGTTTTTACCTGAAAAGAATGTGTTGGGTATTACAAGTGTATTATTAAAGAATGGTACCCAATATACAAACACACCATCAACATCAGAATTTTTAGGTGTAGATAATAAATGGTATGAAGTGGATGCTTTAGCCGAAGACAGAGTATTCATTGAAGACCCTGCAAAGGTTTCTGACCAACCAGGTATTAAAGTTGGACGATATATACAAACACAAGATAGGTTTATTACTGAATATACTCCTGAAGGGTTTAAAAAGATGACGTTTGGCGGTGGAACAAACACTGCTCAAGACCAATTAAATCAGTTCACAACTTTAGGTGCAACTTTAGAACTTCAAAAATATTCAAATAACTTTTCATTAGGTTCTACCTTAACTCCAAACTCGACCCTATTCATTCAATATAGAGTTGGTGGTGGATTAGCAACAAACTTAGGAACAAATGTTATTAACCAAATTGGAACAGTTTCATTCTTTGTTAATGGACCATCTGAAACAACAAACTCTGCGGTAGTTAATTCATTAAGATGTGTTAACGTAACAGCGGCTGTTGGTGGAGCAGGAATTCCTTCATTAGAAGAAATTAGAAATTATGTGTCGTTTAACTTTTCTGCACAAAAAAGAGCAGTAACGGTACAGGATTACGAATCAATTATTAGAAACATGCCAGCTCAGTTTGGTGCACCGGCAAAAGTATCAATCACAGAAAACGATAATAAAATTTTAATTCAAATATTGTCATTTGATACTTCGGGTAAATTAACCAACATTGTTTCAAATACATTAAGACAAAACATTGCGAATTATTTATCAAACTATCGAATGATGAATGATTATATTTCGATATTCAGTGCTGAGGTTATTGACTTAAGTGTTGATGTCGCAATTGTTTTGGATTCGGCTCAAAATTCAGGACAAGTTATTTCAAGTGTTATTGATAAGGTATCAGCATACTTTAACCCACAAACAAGAGAATTAGGTCAAAATGTTTATTTATCCGAACTTAGAAGTGTTATCCAAAACACCAATGGTGTTTTAACTGTAACAACATTAGATGTGTTTAATGAGGTTGGGGGACAATATTCCTCAGCAGAAACATCAATGGAGTATTCTGACCCTGAAGTAAAACTTATTGGACCTGTTGATGATACAATATTTGCTCAACCATCACAAGTTTATCAGATTAGATATCCTGGTAAAGACATTAGGGTTTCAGTTAAAAACTTCCAATCAATTACTTTCACTTAACAAGTTTATTTATTTATTCTTTGGGTTATTATTTAATTGTGTGGGTTCACTTTAAAAATCCCACATAAACTATTTATTAATTAAAGAAATTGATGGGTCAATCATACAGAATAAGGACTGAACTAGGGATTAACAAAACAATCAACGTACAATTAGACCAAGAGTTTGAACAATTAGAGATTTTATCTTTAAAAATACAACAAGAGGATGTCTACATTAGAAGTTGTGCCGATTACGGTGTTATTGTTGGTAGGGTTACCGCTAACAATGGTTTTGGATTACCGAATGCAAGAGTCTCAATCTTCATACCCATCACAGTAGTTGACGAGTCAAACCCGATTATATCAAGTATCTACCCATATAAATCTCCTACAGATAAAAATGAGGACGGATATAGATATAATTTATTACCTTATGAAAAATCTTATTCTGCTCATGCTGCAACGGGAACTATACCATCAAGATTAGATGTGTTAACTGGAACAACCGCAGTTGAAATATACGACAAATATTATAAGTTTACTGCCAAAACAAATGACAGTGGGGATTATATGATAATGGGGGTACCTTTAGGGTATCAAACAATTGTCATGGATGTGGATTTGTCAGACATCGGAGAATTTTCTTTAACCCCTCAAGATTTAATTAGGATGGGGGTAGCAACTGAATCTCAAGTTGCTGGTAATCGTTTTAGAACATCAACCGATTTAACATCATTACCTCAAATTATCAACTTAGTTAAGGGTATTGAAATATCACCACTTTGGGGTGACCCTGACATTTGTGATATAGCAATTAATAGAGTTGATTTTGATTTAAGAGATGAGGCAAATATAGACATACAACCAACATCTGTTTTTATGGGTTCTATCTATTCTACTTCTGATGATTATCGAGTTAAACAAAACGCCAAACCAAAAGATGATATGGGTAATCTTTGTAGTTTACAGTCAGGACCTGGTCAAATATTAGCGATTAGACAAACCATCCAACAAGATACTACAGGTAAGCCAATATTAGAACAATACCAATTAGAAAAATCTGGAAATATTATTGATGGAGATGGTGTATGGTTAACTGAATTACCAATGAATTTGGATTACTTTATTACAAATGAATTTGGTGAAAAAGTTATTTCAAATGACCCAACAGTGGGTATACCAACTAAATCTAAATATCGATTTAAAATTAAATGGTCCCAACCAACTGCATTAACTGAACAAACAAGACGACCATATTTCTTAGTTCCAAATATTAGAGAGTATGGATGGTCTAATACCTTAACTGACCCAAACATAAATTATGACGTAACTACTGCTGTTGAGTTAGCAGGTTCTTATTATTTTGGTTTAGATTGGACGGGTTATACTAATACAAC